CTCGTAGCCCCTCGTCCCTCTAAGAAGAAGAAGATGGAAAAGAAACCAACTGTTAAGAAGGGTTTGGGCCGTAAGTAGGCCCTTACCAACTACTCCTATATAATTAACTAAGGCCACTCAGCATAAGCTGACCCCAACATAAAGGAATATACAATGGCTAAAGAAATGGTTAAAGAAGTTAAGATTGATGAGGCTATGATGGCCCGTGGAAGCAACTACGCAGCTAAGCAAGCTCGTATGAAAAAGGATGAAGCGGAACTAGCAGCATTGATGGCCGCTCAGAGCGGCGTAGAGGCCCCTGAGGAGGTCGAGGAGGAGTCCGAGGTACCCAAGGCCCCTAAAGAGGTTAAAGAGCCTGTAGAGGCTGCTCCTGAGTCTGACGAGTCTGATGAAGAAGATGATGAGAAGCTTAGCCGTGAGGAGAAGTCCTTTAAGAAACGTTATGGTGACTTGCGCCGACATATGGCTGAGAAGGAGAAGGAGTGGAAAGAGAAGCTTGAAGCTGCTAAATCCGACACCTCAGTCCGTCCACCTAAGTCAGACGAAGACATCGAAGCATGGGCAAGCAAGCACCCCGATGTAGCTGCTATCGTAGAGACCATTGCTGAGAAGAAAGCTGCTGAGCGTTTCGCTGATGCTAGTGAACGATTCAAGGAGTTGGATGAGGCTAAGTACGAAGCATCCCGTACTCGTGCTGAGACAGAGATTCGTAAAGCACACTCTGACTTCGATGACCTCCGTGAGGCAGACGAGTTCCATGACTGGGTCGACGAGCAACCTAAGTGGGTACGTGACGCCCTCTATGAGAACTCAGACGATGCCGGTAGTGTTATCCGTGTTCTTGACCTTTACAAGGTTGACAACGGTCTTACACCTTCTGCTAAGAAGGCTCAAGCCAAGGATGCTGCTAAAACAGTAGCTAAGAAGTCCCGTACTGTAGTTGATACAGACGAGGCAGGTTCTTATCTCAAAGAGTCAGTTGTCTCTAAGATGAGTGACAAAGAGTTTGAGAACCGTTACGATGAAATCCAAGAAGCGATGGCCTCAGGTAAGTTTGTTTACGACATCTCTGGCCGTGCTCGCTAATATCATTATACTCAATTAAACCTTGACACCCAAGGACGAGTATGGTATAACTGTATATGTTTAACGGCCCCGCCTTGGATACCCGTGAACATATACAGTAGCCCCTAACGGGGTAGACTACTGAACACTAATAATCTCTAAGACTTACCTGATTAAGTACAGGCCCTGGAGGGACTAGCTGGCAAGCTACCCTGAAAGCACCCTAGAAATCTATCAGCCTCTTATCCCGATTGTTTAGGTTCTCTTAACTGGAATCCTCCCACACATAACTCGATTAACCTTAAGCACCTTGTGTGGGTCTTTAGGATTCTTACTTATCAAGCCAAACATCTAGAAGGATATATACAATGGCTTTCGCATCAGCTGGTGGTTACACCAACTTGCCTAACGGCAACTTCTCAAGTGTTATCTATTCCAAGAAAGTACAACTTGCATTCCGCAAGAAGGCTATCTGTAATGACATCACTAACTCTGACTACTTCGGTGAAATCAGTGCACAAGGTGATACAGTTAAAATCATCAAAGAGCCTGAAATCTCAGTATCAAGCTACGCACGTGGTACAACTATCGCTGCTCAAGACCTTGATGACGCAGACTTCTCACTCGTTGTCGACAAAGCTAACTACTTTGCTTTCAAGATTGACGATATCGAAGAAGCACACAGCCACGTTAACTTCATGGACCTTGCTACAAACCGCGCGGCTTACCGCCTGGCTGACCAGCTTGACCAAGAAGTACTCGGTTACCTTTCAGGTTACAAACAGTCTGCTCTGCACACTGCCGGTGACACTGTAAACGACCAAGTAAACGGCACTAAAGCTGACACAACGGCTGGTTCAGACGAACTGCTGGCTTCAATGAAGCTCCGCAAAGACTCATTTGGTAACATCACAACTGCTTCTGCTGCTGATCACTCGATCCCAGTTGCTGCTCGCCTCCCAGGTGCAACAGCTCTACCAACAGCATATGCTTCACCTGTTATGTTGATCAACCGTATGGGTCGTCTTCTTGACCAACAGAACGTTGATAAAGATGGCCGCTGGATCGTAATTGACCCAGTTATGCTTGAAGTTCTCATGGACGAAGACAGCCGCTTCCTGAATGCTGACTTCGGTGACTCAGGTGCCCTGCGCAACGGTCTCGTCATGAACAAGTGGAACGGCTTCCGCGTCTATGTCTCAAACAACCTGCCAAGTGTAGGTGGTGGTGCTGCTACTACAGGTACAGCTAACCAGAACACTGACTACGGTGTTATTGTTGGTGGCCATGACTCTGCTGTTGCAACTGCTGAGCAGATCAACAAGACAGAAACATACCGTGACCCAGACAGCTTTGCTGACATCGTCCGTGGTATGCACCTCTATGGTCGTAAGATTCTGCGTCCTGAGGCTCTTGTAACAGCTAAGTACAACTTGGCATAATAACTAACTAGGGGCCCCTTCGGGGGCCTCTAACACTGTACGGACTTCATAGACAAGGTAAGAAATGGCTTATACATACCTAGACATTACTAACGAAGTATTGGCCCGCTTGAACGAGGTGTCTCTTACTTCCTCTAACTTTGGCTCAGCTCGGGGATTCCAGATCCAATGTAAGAATGCAGTTAACGATGCTATTAACTACATCAACCACAGAGAGTTTAACTGGCCTTTCAACCACGCTACCCAGACCGAAGTATTGGTAGCTGGTCAAACTCGTTACACAATTCCTACAACAGCCAAGACTGTTGACTACGATACATTCCGTCTAGTTAAAGACGCTAGTCTCGGTTCAACAGGTGGTGCCCTCTCCCGTCTAGATTACAAAGAGTACCTAGACAAGTATGTAGATCAAGAAGATGATACAACAACACAAGGTGGTCGTCCCCTCTGGGTAGTACGTACACCTGATAACAACTATCTTTTGTGTCCATACCCAGATAAAGCTTACACACTTAAGTACGAATACTACGATCAACCTGTTTCTCTTACTGCTGCAGCTGACGTACCTAGTATCCCCTCTGCGTACCGTCAGGTAATCTCAGACGGTGCTACGGCTTACGCATACCAGTACCGTGGTGAGCTAGACCAGTATAGTGCAAACTGGGCTCGCTTCCAGGATGGCATCTCTAACATTAGAAGTATCCTGACTAACCGTTACCCGTACGTACGCTCCACTGTAGTAGAAAGGTCAGGCACCCCTTCCGTCTTTCCTTCCATCTCTTAATAAGGGCTAAATAACATGGCAGATTCCTCTGGTCTTAGCCCCTTTGTGTTTCCTCTCAAGGGTGGCCTAGTCCTCAACCGTTCCAACTTCAACATCGAGTCAGGTATGGCTCTTGAGTTAGAGAACTTTGAACCAGACACAACAGGTGGCTACCGCCGTATAGACGGTTATACTAAGTGGACCTCAGAGAAGGTCCCGTTTACTGTATCAGATGCTGAGCCTGTTTTGATGTCAGCTTTCTACCAAGGGGAGGCTATAGCAGCCCGTGGGGAGGCTGTATACCGCTCTACAGACGCATCTAATACCTTAAGTGGGGTCTTAGCCCAGGCAGCTACAACAGTCACTGTAGACAGCACTACAGGCTTCTCAGACACTGGTACTATTATCATTGACTCTGAGCAGATCAGTTACACAGGTAAAACCACTACGACCTTCACAGGGTGTACTCGGGGTGCTAATAGCACTCTTGACGTTGAGCACTTAGATTCTACAGCAGTATACCAGATGTGGACTTCCATCGACTCTGGGCGTACAGGTGCTAAGAAGTATACGTTCCGCCGTGTTAACTTTAACGGTGTAGAGCTCCTAGCTTTTGCTGATGGGTCTAACAGTGTCTCATACTGGGATGGTACCTCTGTGACAGATATCAACGGGACTAACTCTCCAGTTGATGCACACTACATCTCAGTGTTTAAGAACACAGGTTTCTATACTGGTATGTCGGCCAACCCACAAGAGGTTATATTTACAGCACCTCTTACACTGGATGACTTCTCAGTTGCTAATGGAGCTGGTAGCCTAGTAGTGGACAGCCCTGTAACAGGGATGATCGTCTTCCGCGACAGCTTGTACATCTTCTCAGCTAACCGTATCTATCGTCTTACTGGTAGCTCCCAAGCTGACTTCAAACTAGAACCCATTACTCGTGAGATTGGTTGCCGTAGTGGTTGGACTATTAAAGAGTTTGCAGGGGATGTTATCTTTCTCGGACCAGACGGTCTACGGACTATCGCTGGTACTCAGAAGATTGGTGACGTTGAACTAGGTTCTATCACTAAGCCAATCCAAGAACTGTTCCAAGATAAGAAGAGTGTGTCTGAGTTTGAGTCATACGTTATTCCAAATAAGACACAGTATAGAATCTTATTCTCTAAAGACGGTGTAGACGCAGTAGACACTAAAGGTGTTATCTGTAGTGGTAAAGACCAAGGTTATGAGTTCTCTACCACCCGTGGTATTAAGATGTACTGCAGTGATACCGAAGAGTACCAAGGTGACTACTTTATTATGCTAGGTGGTTACGATGGGTACGTATACAGGGACCAAGAGGGTAACACCTTCGACACTACTACAATCCTTGGACGTTACCGTAGCCCAGACATCACAGCAGGTGACCCTGGTATTCGTAAAGCATTTCAACGAGTGATTATCAACTACGCACCAGAAGGTGCCGTTAACTCTGACCTGTTCCTTAGGTATGACTACGAAAGTGCTGAAGTAGCTAGACCAGAGGCTTACCCCTTTGACTCAACGAAGGTTGCTGCTCTATACGGTGTTGGCCTGTACGGTACAGTTACCTACGGTGGTCAGACAGACCCACTGATTAGGCAACCGGTAGAGGGTTCAGGTTTCTCTGTTGCTCTACGTGTTGTAGATAACGGTGTATCGGTCCCATATTCATTAAAAGGCTTCTCCCTAGAGTTTACCACTGGGGCACGGAGATAACAGGAGAGACAAATGGCAGGTTACGTAAGACAAAGTACCTATACTGACGGTGATGTTATTCAAGCGTCTGACTCTAACAATGAGTTCAGTGCACTTCTTGACGCATTCAATAACTCTACAGGTCACGCACATGATGGTACAACAGCTGAAGGGCCTGTCATTGGTCTTATAGGTGATGCTGGTATCACAACCCCTCTTAATAAGATTGAAGTAGACACTGTTAATGATCGTCTTAGCTTCTACGTAGATGTAGCGTCGACAGGTGTTGAACAACTTCGTATCGAAGACGGTATAGCTTACCCAGTTACTAACAACGATATCGATTTAGGTACTTCAGTCTACATGTTTAAGGACGGCTACTTCGCTGGTACCCTTGAGTCAGTTAACCTGCAAGCGACTAACATCAAAGCTAACGATGGTACAGCTTCTGCTTCTATTGCTGATAGCACTGGTGTCTTTACTATCACCTCTGCTGTGCTTACTACTGCTGACATCAACGGTGGTACTGTTGATAACACTGTCATTGGTGCTACAACTCCTCTAGCGGGTAGCTTCACTGCACTGAGTGCTACAGGTAACATCACTGTTGGTGGCACTGTAGATGGGCGTGATGTAGCTGCAGATGGTGTTAAACTCGATGGCATTGACACTCTGTTAAACCAAGGTGTAAACACAACAGACAGCCCTACCTTTGTAACAGTTAACTCTACCACGTTAGATACAACTAACATTGAAGTAACCAACATCAAAGCCAAAGACGGTACTGCTTCAGCCACCATTGCTGACTCAACAGGTGTTATGACTATCCCTTCAGCGGTCATAGCTTCAGCTGGTATCCTTGGAGGTGGGATTGATAACACTGTAATAGGAAGTGTAAGCCCTTTAGCTGGTAGCTTCACTGCACTGAGTGCTACAGGTGGTGGTTCTCTTACTGGTACTTGGTCTGACCTAGGTTCTGTATCCACGGTGGATATTAACGGGGGTACAGTCGATGGTACAGTCATCGGTGGTACATCTGCAGCAGCTGGTAGCTTCACTACCCTGAGCGCCTCAGGGGCCTTTACAGCAGACCTTTCCTCAATCACCTCCTCAGGTGACCTAGCAGTAGCAGACGGTGGTACAGGCGCCTCCACAGCGGCTGCAGCACGTACTAACTTAGATGTAGACCAAGCAGGCACAGCCCTTGCCTTGGCAATCGCCCTCGGTTGAATCAAACAAGGAACTAACAAATGGCTAATACTTTCGTCAACTACACAAGCGCCTCAGTAGGTACTTCACCTTCTACAGTCTACACTGTACCAGGGTCTACTACAGCAGTCATGATCGGTATGACTGTGGCTAACACAGCAGCATCTCAGATTTCTATCTCAGTGCAGTGTGCTGGTGTATACCTAGTTAAAGATGCGGCTATTCCAGCCGGCTCTAGCTTGAGTGTACTAGATGGTAAGATCATCCTAGCAGCTGCTGATACAGTAGTAGTTACTTCTAATACAGCTACTTCTGCTGATGTAATCATCTCAGTACTGGAGCAATCATAATGGCTGGGTATCTCGGCACTAAGGCCGTACTCCTTAGCACTACTGCTGCTAATGTAACAGGTGCCACTGAGCGTACCCGACTTGGTGTACGTTACCCTGAACTACTCGCATTTATTATAGGAGCTATGTAACATGTCAGGATACATTGGCACACAGCCTGTACCACAGGCAACACAGAACCGTGAGAGTTTCACAGCCACTTCAAGTCAGACTAGCTTCGCTACTATTGGCTACACACCACAGTTCCTCGACGTATACCTCAACGGTGTTAAGCTGGTGGATGGCACAGACTTCACAGCTACCAATGGCTCAGATGTAGTGCTGACGACTGGTGCAGCTTCAGGTGATGTACTGGAGGTTGTAGCTTACACAGCGTTTGAAGCAGCTAACGTGACTGGCGCTACAGACTTCACCGTTACTGGCAGCTTCACTTCACGGGGCATCGACGACAACGCTACAAGCACAGCTATGACGCTGGACTCATCGGGCAACCTGCTGGTGGGTAAGACGAGTCTTGGTGCTGCGACAGGTGTTGAGTTGGCGTCTTCTGGACAAATAGCGGTAACTCGTGATGGAGCAGTTCCTGCGTTTCTTCGCCGCAACAACTCAGATGGCAGTCTTATAGACTTCAACAAAGACGGCACCGTGGTGGGGAGTATTGGGGCGCTCAATGGAGGTCTTTTCATTGACGGAAACCCATCCGCAGCTTCTCGTTTAGCGTTTGGCACTTCCTCTATAGTATACCCAGAAACTACAGGTGTCGCTGATATAGGGGCATCAGGCAACCGCTTCAAAGACCTCTACCTGTCTGGCGGTGTCTACCTTGGCGGCACTGGTTCGGCTAATAAGCTGGATGACTATGAGACTGGGACTTGGACGCCTACTTTTGGCCTTGGCTCTTGGACTTACAATAAGCAATATGGGCGTTACACAAAGGTTGGCAATCTTGTAACCGTTTGGTACTCAATCACTTGGGGGGCAAGGTCTGGTAGTGGCCAACTGGAAGTTACTGGGATGCCCTTTACACCTTTTTCTGGTGATGGTGACGCAAGAGCAGGCGGGTCTCTGGGTACACACACTGGATTGGATACTTCTGGGGGCAAGCAGATCATTACTGTTATCGACGGGAACATAAATAAGATACTTTATCGTTTCATGAATGATAACGCTAGTTGGTCATCTGTAAACTTACAAGATTGTGACCCTGTGGGCGAAGTTCAAGGCACATTTACATACAGGGCATAAACATGAAAACCTGCACCAAGTGTCATAGCACCAAGGAACTGGATGCCTTCTACAAACGGAAGCGCACACCAGATGGTCGTGAGGCTTGGTGCAAAGTTTGTCGCCTAGAGCATAACCGCAAGTGGCATCAAGCTAACAAAGACCGTCACCGTGAACTTACGCAGCGTTGGTATCAGGACAACAAAGAGCAACACCTTGAGAGCAGCAAAGAATGGTATGCTGAGAACAAGCACCGCAAGCTGGCTACAACCAATGCCCGTGAGGAACGCTGCCGTAATGCCACACCGCCGTGGGTAAAGAGCGCAGACATTCAGACTGTGTACCTCAAGGCTCAACAACTGACAGAGCAAACAGGAATACCACATGAGGTAGACCACATTGTGCCTGTCACGCACGATCTGATCTGTGGATTAAACGCCCCGATCAACCTTCAAGTTCTCACTCGTGAGGAAAACCGCCGCAAGGCAAACCGCATAGATCATCTGGATAGTTGGTCTGGACAGCAGAAAGGAGCCTGATATGGCATTAACCGAAAGAACAGAACAGGATAAGATTGAGATCGTTTCGGCTCATAAGTTTATCCAAGTCAGAACAGCCACAGTCATTGAACGTGACGGTGTAGAGATCAGCCGCAGCTTCTCACGCCATGTCGTTGCACCAGATGCAGATGTGTCAGGTGAGAGTGCTGAAGTACAAGCGATTGCTGCCGCAGTTCACACAGACGAGGTTAAGGCTGCTTACGCTGCTCATCTCGCTGCACAGCAAGCAGGGGTATAAGCTATGACGGTAGCATTTACAATGCGTAACGAGGGAGGCACGACCGATGTCTAAAGCAAGAGATACAGCTGACCTTAGTAACGGCCTTGATGTAGACAGCAGCGGTAATGTCGGGATTGGCACGAGTTCGCCTACGGAAAAGTTAGTGACGGATGGTAATATACTTGCTTCAACGGGAGACGGTGGCGGGTATTTCCTTGAGGGCAGCAGCGGTATACTGCGTCAAGGTGTTACGGGTATGGGTTTTAACACCAACGGCTCAGAACGCATGCGCATCGACAGCAGCGGTAATGTCCACCTCAATACTCCTGTAACGGCAGACCCCAGCAACAATGGATGGACATATTATGTTGAAGCAGACAGTAATAACTCTTGGGTGAAGCAGTCAGTTACTGTTAACACTACAGCCACTCAAATTGAGTTTATGAACGGCAATGGTGTTGTTGGTAAAATCACAACAGCAGGATCGGCGACAGCTTATGGCACATCCTCAGACTACCGCCTAAAGACTGACGCACAGCCAATGACAGGTGCATCTGCTCGTATCCAAGCTCTCAAGCCAGTGAACTTTGAGTGGATTTCAGACGGTACTCGTGTCGATGGCTTCCTCGCCCATGAGGTGCAGGCAGTTATCCCTGAGGCTGTCACAGGTACGAAAGACGCCATGCGTGATGAAGAGTATGAAGTCACTCCTGCTGTTCTTGATGATGATGGAAATGTTGTAACAGAGGCTGTAATAAGCACTCGCAGCGTTCCTGACTACCAAGGCATTGACCAAAGCAAGATTGTTCCATTGCTGACTGCTGCACTGCAGGAGGCACTCACAAAGATTGACGACATGGAAACACGACTAGCAGCATTGGAGGCAGTGTAATGTCATCAGAGCACCACTACGCAGAGACACGTATCATTGGCTTCTGGCGCACCTGTGCATTTCTGCTTTTAGGTCCGTTGATCCTACCAGTCTATACACTCTATAGTTTTGGTTACCTTCTCCTACGTAATGGATACGATAAAGGAGTATGGGGTGTCATTACGATGCCACTCGTCTTCGCCTTCAGTGTTATAAACGCTTTACATAACTTCACGGTATGTACAATCCTGTTCACTGAGTTTCCAAGAGAGATGACTACAACTAACAGACTGAAGCGTCATAAGAAGTCAGACAACCCAGCTAAGCGTGAACTTGCTGATATGCTTGGTGGCTTCCTAAACAGTCAGGACCCTAACCATTACTGATGTTAATTATACCAAAGTGAATAAAGTACTTGACAGAACCCCTGGAAACATGTATAATTAACTTAAGGTTTCCGGGGGTATATATACATATGTATATAGATAAGTATAAGGCTATAGGGGATGGCTTAGAGTTACTAACTAAAGGAGATGTACATGCTAAGTATACGCCTCAAGAGATTATCTCCTACCTCCTCCTCCCTATCAATAACAATAGAATAAGATTCTACTACCAAGGCACTAAGCCAATAGGATTGGTCACATGGTGTTGGTTATCACCTACCAAAGCCAACCTATTCCTAGAGGATAAGTACTCTCCTACAGATGAGGACTATCAACTAGAGAACCCTGGCTCTGATTACCAACTATGGGGTATCGAGTTTATAACTCCTTATGGTCACGCCTCTAAGGTGATGAAGGCTATAAGACAAGAACATAGAGAGCTGTACGGAACCACGAAGGTCCACTTCCGTAGGTTTTATAATAGAAATAGACTACACAGAAGGACTTTCTGATGATTAACAATCCTTTTATGCCTGCTACACGGTTCAATAGCTACATCGCTAGGGGTGGTGGAGGTGGTGGTAATCCTGCTCCTGTCCCTAAGACAGCTGAGGAGCTTGCTGCAGAAGAAGCTGCTGCTAAGAAAGCTGCTGCTGAAGAAGCTGCCGCTAAGAAAGCCGCAGAGGAAGCTGCTGCTAAGAAAGCTGCTGAGGAAGCACGTAAAGCTGAAGAAGCACGTAAGGCTGAAGAAGCTCGGTTAAAGATGAGCAAGGCTCAGCAAGAGATGGCACTGGCTTCTATGGAAGACCCTGGTAGCCTGACAACTAAAGCTGAGGTAGTTGAAATAGACCCGAATGCACCTGGAACCATAATTGATGGTTCAACAGGTCAGCTGACAGGGGATGCCCCTAAGATCACAGACCCCACTGCTTTCAATGCAGCCTCTGTCAACCCTGTTGTTGCTGCTGGTGATGTAGCTGCTGCAACCAGTGGAGTTCAAGCTGTACAAGGCTCTGTGGGCCCCTCAGCTATGGTACAGGCTCAAACTGGAGACACTAGCCAACTATCAAGCCTAGGTCTCAGTGCTGAGCAACTAGCCCAGTCTCAGGTAGTCGCACCTGCTGCACAGCGTACACTTCAGACTGGTGAGATGATCTCAGGTAGTGCTGTCGATATGGCAGCTGTTGATGCCGCTCTTGATGTACAAGCAGCTACAGCTAACCCATCTCAGCAAGCTACAGTACAGGGTCAGATGTCAGACCTGATGGCCGACTTCGATGCTGGGTCACCTCCTCCTTGGGCCGCTGGAGCCCTTCGTAACGCGACAGCTCAGATGGCTGCTCGTGGTCTTGGTGCTTCTAGTATGGCTGGTCAAGCTTTGGTCCAAGCCGCTATGGAGTCTGCAATGCCTATCGCTATGGCAGACGCACAGACCTTTGCTAAGTTTGAGTCACAGAACCTGTCCAACCGCCAGCAAACTGCTATGTTCGCAGCCGAGCAACGTGCTAACTTCCTCGGTATGAAGTTTACACAGGACTTCCAGTCTCGAGTAGCTAACGCTGCTAAGGTCTCTGATATCGCCAATATGAACTTCACAGCTGAGCAACAGATCGCTCTAGAGAACGCACGTATGGCGCAGACAGTAGACTTAGCTAACCTCAATGCTAAGAATGCTAAAGTTATGGCTGATGCAGCTGCTATGTCGCAGATGGACATGCAGAACCTGAGTAACCGTCAACAGGCTGCTGTGATGAATGCACAAGCCTTTCTCCAGATGGATATGAAGAACATGGACCTTGCTCAACAAACAGAGTTGTTTAAGGCACAGAGTAATATCCAAGCTATCTTTAGTGACCAGGCTGCTGAAAACGCTGCTAAGCAATTCAACGCCTCTAGTGAGAACCAGACTAACCAGTTCTTTGCCACTATGGCACAGCAGGTTCAACAGTTCAATGCTGGTATGGAAGTGCAACGTGATCAGTTCAATGCGCAGAATGCTTTGATTGTAGCACAGGCTAATGCACAGTGGCGTCAGAATGCTACTACCATCAACACAGCTGCCCAGAACCAAGCTAACGCCGATGCCGCTATGCAGACCAACCAAATGACACAGAACATGGTCGACACCCTGTGGCAACGTGAACGTGACATTATGGATTACGCCTTCCGTCAGTCAGAGAACGAAGCTGATAGAGCTCTTAGTGTCTTCTTGGCGGATAAACAAGTAAGTCTTGCTGAATGGCAGACAGGGCAAGCTAACGCACAAGCAGACAAAGAAGGCAAGGGTTACCTAGTTAGCCGCCTGCTGTTCGGTTGATAGGAGAAGAATATGTCATTCTATAAGAAGAAGTTAGAAGAAGCCCGTAAGCAAGTTGCAGAAGAAGAACGTCTAGCCAAACTAGATGGTGGTGACTCTAAGTTTGGAGCTCCTACTGCTGCTCAACAGAAGGGTATCCAGCAGGAAGGCCTCATGCGTCCTAAAGCCCGTCCAGGTACAGGTGGTGAGGAACGTCAGACTAGCCTCGGTATGCAGCTTATGCGTCAGATGAACCAAGGTACTGACCCAGACACACACCTCGCCCCTGATGAGTCTCTTCGGCCACAAGCACGTCCAGGCAGTACACTCGGTGAGAAACGTCCAAAGACATACTCAGATGTAGCACGCCCTACTGGAGAAGCCCCTGAGCGTATCAAGAGCAAGTTGGTAGCCCGTGGTCTCCCAGAACATATTGCTGAAGCCTTTGTATTGAACATGGCAGATGAGTCTGGCTTTGATGCAGGTGTTAATGAGAAGAACCCACTCGTAGCTGGCTCACGTGGTGGCTTTGGTCTATACCAACTGACAGGTCCACGCCGTAAAGCATTCGAAGCCTTTGCAGCAGAGAAGGGTGTCTCAGTAGATAATGAAGATGTCCAGCTAGACTTTATGATGAAAGAACTAGCTACTACTGAGAAGGGGGCTGCTGAGCATATCTACGGTGCAACTAACACCTCCGATGCAGCTGTCGCTATTGTAGACAAGTTCCTTCGCCCAGCAAAAGAACATCGTGAAAATCGTATAACTAAATATAAGAGGTACAGCGTATGATCCTTCCAGGACAAAGCCTTACAGCGGAGCCAAAGAATGCTCCATACGAAAACCCACCAGAGATGACAAACCCTGATGATGCTGTTATGTGGCATCTAGAGCGCCTCACAGAAGAGGATCGTATGGAAGCTTTGTTCGATATCCTCGAACTAGGTATGGATGTTGTAACGATCACTGAGGGCCTCCTACGGGGTGCTGTGATGGAGGGTCGTCACAGTGTTGACGTGTCTATGATCATCGCACCTATTATCCATGAGTTTGTAGTCTCCTCCGCTAAACAAGCAGGTATCGAGTACGAAGAGGGTTTCCCTGATGATACCGAGAAGCGTGAACTTGTTAGGTACCAGATCAATAGCCGTAAAGCTGCTAAGAAACTATCTGAACTAGACATGGAGGTAGAGGACGAAAGCCCTGAGCTTGACGTTGAAGACGATATGTCGATGCCAGAGGAAGTTGAGATGGATACAGTCAAAGAGGCCCCTAAGGGTCTTATGGCTCGTAAAGGAGATAAAGCATGAGTTTCTGGGGTGGTATGGCACGAGGCTTCAAGGATGCCTCAGAGAAGAAAGAACGGGATAAGGCTGTAGAGCTTCAGAAAGAGCGTCTAGCTATTCAAGATGCACGGTATGAGTCGGAGACTGCACGGGCTGAGCGTTACCGTTCAGAGGATGTCGCGTTCCGTACACAAGAGTTCATGACACGTCAAGAGCAAATAGCTTTTGACCGTAAGATGGCGGAGCGAGCAGATACCCGTGCTCAAGAGTCTGTTTATATTGACCGTCAGCTTGCCTTGATAGAGATTATGCCACCTGGTCTTGCATCATCACTAGGAGGGGGTACCCCATCTAAAGGTGGTTCTAAAGGTGGTTCAACGGTGATGTCAGCAGAAGCTATCACTGAAGGTGCAACTATGTACCACAACGAGTACCAAAACCTCAGTGAAGAGCAGAAGGACTCTGAGTTCTTTAAGATGCTTAAAGGTGACGCAGGTACACAAGCCTCCATGATGGCTTTTATAACAGCGCAGGCTCAAAAGGGTAACACTGTTACTCTAGGAGACCTCCCCAAGTACTTTAAGTACGCAGGTACTATCGAAGGTCAAGGGGAAGCTGAAGCTCAAAAGGCTTTGGAGATGCTTACTACAGGTGAAGGTATCACAGACCCTAAAAGCTTTGCTAAAGGTCTGGTTGCTTTTAAGAACTACAAACCTACTAAACACCTCTTCCAACAAACAGGAACCCCTACTAACTTGGAGGACCTTGATAAGCAGATGAGTTTCTGGGAAGCAGCTACTGAGACAGAAGCGGTTAGGAGCCTTAGTGGTCTACCGGATGGTCTCCGAGAAGAAACCCAGCAAGCCCTTGCTATGTTGGGGCAGAAAGCTACTCGTGTTCAAGGTCTTTCTAAGTTGGCTAAGCTTGGGTTCGGTAAAGCTGCTGCTGAGAAACATAACCTTCTGGATAACTCTGTTATTGGTAGTTCCTACACCTCTGAGGAAGCTGTGGTTACACCCCCTGGTGGAGGTACAGGTACAGCACCTGTAGTTACAGCTCCTAGCGCATCGAGGGGGTCGTCTACCTCCTTCGCAACTCCTCAGGAGTTGTCGGACGCCATTAAGGATGGTTTCACAGGACGGGCTAAGGTAGGTGATGAAATCTTAATAATAGAGGCACCAGCAGAGGGTCCTGAAGGTCTTACCCAAGGTTCTGTAGCACCTGAGCAAGGAGCTGCTGGTGGTGTAGACGAGAGTGGATTCAGTGTAAGCAATGTAGATACATCTCTTAAACCAGTACCTGAGCTTGATGCTCTGTTCGAAGAAGTTATGACTGAAGGCGCACAGCCTAAGACAGTTATCCCTGACAACCGTCCTATTCGTGAGCCGCAGACTATCGAAGAGATCGAAAGTGGTATCGAAGGTGCTCTCGAAGGGGAAGCACTTGAGGAGAAGGTTGTTGCTGTTGAAGAGGAGCTCTTCGACCTTGGTGTCTACGAACCAACAAACGTGCAGGAGTTGGCTTACTTTAAGGAAGACCTTAATGTTCTTATCTCTGATCTTGAGATCCAAATCCCACCTGAGGTCCTTAAGGGTGTTGTAGAGAATGTTATTGCACGTGTTACTTACAAAGCCGACGGTCCTAAGGATTACTCACGTCCCGAAGTCGAGCAAACAGAAGAGGCTATGGACTGGGATAATCGCAGAGGACGTGTACTCAGAACACCTGATGATGAACTAGACGCAAGAGCTCGCCGTAACACAGGAAGGTCACGTTAATGAGTTCCCTTCAAGACACTTTCAAACCAGTCAATGTGGCTAAGGAGAGAGGTAGGTTCGGGGAGGAAGAGGACGTTATCGGGAAGAGTGCCGAGGCGTTACCTCCTTTGTCTACTGATGATCTAGTATCTAAGAACCCAGGGATGATCCGTAGGGAAGTCCCAGAGGAAAAGACTCCTTTGTCTATTGATGATCTAATAGCTGAGAACCCAGGAATGATCCGCAGGGAAGTCTCAGAGGAAAAGACTCCTTTGTCTATTGATGATCTACTATCTGAGAACCCAGGGATGATCCGTAGGGAAGCCCCAGAGGACAGCGGTACTCCCTTTAATGGTCTTCTCCCTTCAGGTGTTGAACCTGGCTCCTATTCAGAGAATGATCTTATTGAACGCCCTGAGCTGTACAACCCTATCTTTGACTTTGTAAAGGATCGGTACGGTCGTTCGGCTGTGAGCAACAAAGACCGAGCTGAGGTCGTAGAGATGTTCCTTGAGAACCGCCGTGGTAACGCAGCGGGTAACTCTGTACGTGCTATCAGTGAGGCTGACTACCTTATGGACGCCAAGGAAAACCCTGAGGCTATGCTTAAGGTAGGTAAGGCTTACGCTATCTATGAAGGTATGGCAGGTCTCTTCAGTAGTGAAGCTACGTGGGCTGAGACAGGTAGTGGGGTTGCTGATTACCTTTCTACTACACTCCTTGACCCTATTAACCTTGTAGGTGGTATTGTGGGCAAGGCAGTAGGCGGTACAGCTATACGGACAGGTACTAAGACTGCTCAGACTATCGCACAGAAAGAAGTAGCTAAGCAGCTTATAAAAGGAGCTAGCCGTGAAGTAGCTAAGAAGGCAGGTACATCAGTCCTTAAGAAGGCTGGTGCTGCAGCAGCTGTAGAAGGTGCTCAAGAGGTAGCTGAGTTCTCTGCTAAGATGGCAGCTAACAAAGGTATCCAACGTGTTCTGACAAAGGCTGGTCTCAAGGAGATTGCAGCTACCACAGCTGTTGATGCCGTTGCTAACGCAGGTACTGAGTTCCTCTACCAACGTAGTCTACTTGAGACAGGTGTACAGGACGAGATAAGCAAAGGTGCTGTCGGTATTGCCGCTCTATCAGCCATGGCTATGGGTGGCATCCAAGCTGGTGTTGTAGCTAAACGTGGCTTCACAAATACAGCCCTTGTATCTGAGACAGTCCAGAAGGCTGACCCCAAGAAGATTGCAGCTGACCTAGAGAAGTCACTGCGGGAGTGGGCTGACCAGGCCCCTGAAGGCGAAGTAGCCTGGCTTACAAAGGTTAAGAACGGTGAGCAGATCACACCAGAGGATACTGACTTCTTTATTGACCTCCTCCTTGGCCGTACTGGTAAGGAGACAGCTGAGGAAGGCGCTGAGGAGGCTCCTCGTCTACGTGGTCTTGCTGAGATCATGCACGAAGGTGGTTACTTCTACGTCAAACGTACAGACGATGACACAATGTCTAACTGGATATCAGACTTCATGCGTGAGGAGCTAGACCAGGACGCCATCGACAGCCTTGTGGGTACGGTAGGTATACCTAAGGGTCAGATGACAGTTGAAGCCTTCTCCGATGCTTTCGCTAACCGTATGAACGAGAGTGCTCGCATGATGAACAGTGTGGGTCAGGTGGCTAAACGGCTTGATACAAACCTTAAGGACCTCAACCTGAATGACTTCATGGAAGAAGCCCTTGGGCATAACCTTATTGCTGACATCGTGCCGCAAGCAGAGCGGTTCAAAGGTAAAGGTGCATTCCTTGCTAACGTAACTGAGTCACAGAACAAGTTCATCAGAAGCCTAGTGTCACACCCCTCCACGTCTATGCTCAACCTTGTTGGTTACAGCGGTGCTGCCGCTATAGACGCTGCTACAGATATCACAATGGCTCTGTACAAAGGTAATGTCGGTATTCTTAAGTCTGTCCTAAAAGGTGCTGACAGCGGTAAGAGTGAGCTGTTTGTAGCTAAGCAGCTGCTTCTGTCTGTTAAGGACCGTGTTAAGTTTGCTATGGACCCTGATATGACCCATGCTGCGTTCAAGAGCGCATTGCTTCGGAGCACAGGTGGTCTGGACACCCTTGACCGTACCTTGGCTGGTGGTATTGACGTAGTACAGTCAGTAGACGCTATGAGCCGTATGGGTGGTAAGGCTGGTAGAGTACAAGGTAACCTTGATACATGGATCAATGGTGTTCAACACGCTACATTCGTACACGCACAGGATAGTTTTACTAAGTCACAAGAGTACGTAAGCCAGATGAACAAGATGCTTCGTACTAAGTTTGGTAAAGAATGGGATGAGTTCTACTCCGATCCCAACGCTATAAAGATCATGGCGACGAAGGAGTATAAGCAGCTTGAGCTTGATGCCGTTATGCGAACCCAAGAGAACATCTTCTCTAAGTCATACAAAGACAACAGTAAACTTGGTCAAGTGGCTGGTATGATTGAGGATGCACGTAACATCCCTGGCCTTGGCTTCATGATTCCATTCGGTAAGTTCTTCAACAACACTATTGATTTCGGTATCAAACATACACCTCTTCTTAACATCGCAGCTAAGAAGACCGGTAAGTACGCAGATAAGTCCTTCCTTGAGCTTAATGCACGTGGGGCTGTTGCAGCTGGTCTTGTATACGGAATGGCTCAGGATGAGGACGAGAACCGCCGTAATGGCTTGGGTCTGTACGATGAGCTGGTAGATGGTGTTGTAATATCGCAACAGTACGACTACCCTATCTCCTTGTTCAAGGCTGCATCACGTGTAGCCGCTTACAACATGGCAGGGGAGGACGTACCAGCTGAGATCATCACACAGATCGGTAAAGACTTCGGTGGCGGTGGTCTTACACGTAACCTCAACAAGACTACAGCTGAGTTTGCTGACTTCGGAGCCGCCCTCCTTGCAGGTGAGCTTAAGCAGGCAGGTGTAGAAGGCATCACTATTGCCTCTGACATTACAGCACAGGCTCTCAGTGGTTTCTTACGTCCGTATCAACCTATAGACACAGCTATTGGTCTTGCAACAGGTGCTAATCAACGCCCTAAGGACGTAGCACAGGGTAATAAGTTTGTAGGTAACTCCCTCCGTTATATCGACACTACAACTAGCTTCCTCCTTGGTAAGAGTGATCCACCTAAGGTAAGCTCTGCTACAGGTGAGATGGACCAGATGAGTACTGCTGCCTTCGGTGGCGCTCGTACACCAATGCTCACCAACCTCCAACGTGTTATGAATGTTGTAGGAGTTGACCAATGGGGTCTTAACTCTGGTCTCTCAAAAGACAAGAAGGGTATGATACCTGAGGCTGTCAATGAGTACCAGCGTCAGGTCTACCTCGCTATGGAAGACTGGGCTGCGGCTAAGATGAACAACGAGGCGTTCCTTAAAGCCCCTGGAGACGTACAGAAGATGCACTACGAGGATCAGGTGAAGAAGGTGCGTAAAGAAGCTATGTTCATGCTTGTTGCCCGTTATAACGGCCCTCAGGACACACTGGGTGCCCAGTACGACATAATGAGTAAGCATAGCGTTGAAGCTGTTAAGGAAGCTCTTACGGAACTGGAGCTAGGGGATGACCTAGGTGCCTTGAACCTAGCACAGGTTAGTATCGTTAGATCACAGCTAGAAACAGCTGACTTCATCAAGCGTATGGAAGCCCCTGCAGCTACGTACGACTAGTAGTCCAAACACAAAAAGACCCCCCTCAGTTTTTACACCGAGAGGGGTTTAAAGTTAACAGTTAGTTAGTTCTTATTTATACTCGAGGATTAGGTCTGCATACCTAAATGCCTCTTCTACGAGTTCTTCTGCTCGTACTATATTACCAGAAGGAAGCAACCCAGCTAGTACCGAAGCTGCTAATTGTAACCGTAAGGTGGAGGGATCACCTGTAGGTACGGTCTTCTTAGTAACATTCCTCTTACCTTCTACGAAGGCTTTAGCCTCTTGTTCCAGACTTGGAGCAGGGGGCTTCTTTCGTTTAGGGGCCATCTTAGATCAAACCAAAGAACTTAGATGCGAACACAAGACCGATAAGAAAGACAGCCGCCCATTTCCATGTGAATTTGAAACCCATAGTGATAATCCTTCTCTAATTAAACAATAGGAGGAGTATACCATAAGCACACCCCTCCTGTCAAGTAGTTTTAATATGTCTGGATGATATCGTCGATGATGCCGTGTTTCTTACACTCCTCAGGGGTCAACCACTCATCTGTTGGGTGGAGGAGGTTCTTGCGGATGTACCGCTCAGACTTCTTTGTACACTTCTTGTAGTGGTCAATCATACGGGCGCTTGCCATGTCAAACTCTTTAACGATAGCCTGTAGTTCGTGTTCCTTCCCACGAGAACCCCAGCTATATTGATGTGACATAACTGAGGTGTTGTGTGTCAAGAGTCGTCGATCACCAGCCATAAGGGTGAGAACACCACAAGAGGCTACCAGACCCTTACCGATAGTCACTACTGGAATCTCTGACATCATCATAGCGTCGATGAGGTGGAAGGCTGAGTGTACAGAGCCCCCAGGGCTGTTGATGATAAGAGTAAGCTGCTGTGGTCGTATCTCTTCGGGCATCAGGTTGTACTCGTAGATGGTAGCAACAAGAGGCATGATCTTTTCCTGATCAAACTTGTCAACTAATAACATAAGTCCGTTCTCGCGGAGGTAGGAGCCAGGGGCCTGCATCTCTGGTGTTGGTTCAGGTGGGTTGCACTTAGGGCAGACAGAGGGTGCTGCTACAGGTTCAGAGGTCTTCGGAGTAACAGTCTTCTTCCTAGTGGCTGGTTTCTTGGCTGGTGTCTTCTTCTTAGCTGCGTTAATCATCTGTTCGAACATTCTAGGTCCTTTCTAAAGACATTAAGTTAGTGTAACACACTGTTGCTAAAAGGTCAAGATGACTTGATCTGTGCCTCATACTCACGTAGTCGTTTGTACACTGAGATGAGCTCTATGATAGTGGGCCAAGACTTAATCAAGAACTGCATAGAACCCTCTACTCTACCAAAGGCACGGATGATTTGCTGCATCAAACCTAGTGAAATAAGACCACCTACAATAGCAGGAGCTAAGAAGATATAAGCAGTCAGGACATTAACTTGTAGATAGGCCATACGCACCACGTTAAACTTAAGGTACTGAAGATAACTAGTGAAGTGTATTGTACGTACATCCTCGAATAGCTCAGTTAACGCCTTAGGAGAGACAGTACCGTCGTCTTCCATCTTGACAAGGTGTTTACGATACGCTGCTTCTTTCTTCTGGATGTCGTATTCAATGCCAACCAGCCGTAAGATATAACCACTAACAACAAGTAGCAAAGTACCGCCCAATGTCCAGACGAAAGCTCCTGTAACCAATCCATATTTCCAATCTCCAAACCAGAGGATAGACAACCCTGCGCCAAGACCCAGTAGTAGTGGGAAGAACTCGACGAGAATCATTACGCTCTCTATTAGTGAAACACCTAGACCTTCTACGATCCTCGTGTACTTGATCGTGTCTTCTTGGACACGTTGTGAAGCACCCTCAATGGTACGCCCTTTATCGAAGACCTCGTGGTACCACTCGACCATTGACGCTCTCCAGCGGAAGAGGAAGTGAGCGGTGACAAAGGAACCAACAAGACTGAGGGCAACCCAGGTACCAGCCAACCAACCAAAAGATGCAAGCCCTGCCCAGTACTCACCTATAGTCACAGACCCTGGGGTGGCAAGTGCCTTCTGGATCAGGTCGTAGAAGTCACCGAACCAGTGGTTAATCTGTACGTCTACTTGTACCTGTAACCATAGGGTACCTAGTATAAAGAAGGTGCCGAGGTAGGCCCAGAGGGCCCACTTCTTGCTTGTGTAAAAAACCCACATCAACTCTTCCTTTCTGAGATGTCAGGGTTCTGCCAGTCGTCTATACGTAGTCCTTCGGCTCGTTCCCTATCTCCTTGTTCTTGGTCAAAGGAGCCACCCTGAGGAGACCCTTGCTCAGTCCTCTGCTTAGCTTGTTCTAGCTTTTCAGCATCATCCTGGTTGTAGGGGATAACGTAGAGACGATCACCTCGTTCTTTATCCCAGACCCATACCTTGATAAACTTACCTGTAGCTATATGGTGAATGTACAGGAACTCGTAGGATGGGTAGCCCTCGATGGGACTACCTAGTTGTTTAACGTAGTGTGTCTGCGTAACAGCCCCAAGTAAGATAGAAAGTGTAAGGGCTGATGCCTTAAAGAACCTACCTAACTTGGAGTAGAACATAAGGAACACAACAAGTGTAACGAGTACTACGTATACTGTTTGAATGACTAACATTATGGACCTTCCTCTCCTCTTAGTTTCACTTCGATATCAGAACGAAGGTCCACTATCTCCCCGTCTACCACCCTGAAAGCCACAATAGTACGCTCCTGCCTAGGTGACAACGTAACAGAATCCTCGTGGTGTACCTTAAAGGGTTGGAGCCCTGTTATACGAAGGTTAACCGTTTCTGGGTCACCTTTCGATGAGAAGTAGTGTACGTTGATGATGTAGTCCCCGTCAGGCAAGACCGTCATAGTAGTGATCTCGTAGTTACGGGTAACCTCTACTCGCTCCCCGTTGATAACGAAAGTGTCACTGCCTTTACCAAGGTCATCCTTCTTTAGGGTTATGAACCCGTTGCTCTTGTACCCGTAGCTAACGATCTTACCGTCAGGACCACGGGTGTACAGGTCAAGGTCTCTTGTACTCTCATCATCCCATGTCAACTCCACCATGATTACTACGGGTGGGTCAACCACCCCTGTTTTAGCGATAGGGTTTATCAACAGGAAAGCGATAACAAACAGAGAAGTGAAACCCACCAGGAGGTTAAACAACAAGTCAACGAACGCAAGGTTGCTTGAGTAACGTCTCATATCAACCCTCCAAGATGACTAGCTGTAGTTTTAACCAGAGTGACGATAGGAGCCCTACAAGGGACGTTACAAGAGCAGTAGACATACCTGATGCAAGAACTCCGATAGCCTCTGTCATACTCTCTGTGGACGATGTGTCGATCTCTGTGAAGGCAGAGTCTAGTACAAGGAGGAACCCGAATAGAGTACCTACCATACCAAGGCTAAGAACTGCATCAGAGAGGAACCAGGACATGTTGTTATCTTGTCCAACCATTTTCTTAGCACGTAGTCCCATCATGGACGATGAGATAATAGCTATACCTAGGATAATGAATGTCAACATTGTGCTGTCTGCTTCGTATAACACATTACCTAGATTAAACCAGTACTGACCCCCTATAAGACCCAAGATACCGGCGTTAAACACGAAGTACCATTTCCAAGTTCTCATCTTATAGTCCTTTCCGTAGGAGGTGCAACCTTGTTGAACCAGCGATACGGGTAGCAGCCCAGTTAGCTGGGAGGTCCCTTGGTTCCGTAAAGTCGTTATCTTTCATCTCAAAGAGTTTTAAGTCTTGTGTGGTAAGTAGTAGGAACGTACCAGAGTCTGTGTACCGGGAAACCATGTACGGTATCTGAAGCGTGTAACCCATGTTGAAGAAGTAACCAGCTGTCAAGGTACCCATATACTGACCTCCTTTTAAGCCATCAGAGAAGGTACCTCGGGCATTGTTAGCCCATGCCACATGGAACCCAAGGAGGCCCTCTGAGACCTTCTCTTTACCAGCTATAAAGGCCACAGCACAAGCGCTTAGACAGACCTCCCCTCGACGGACAACAGTTGTAAGACCGAGGTCCTTTATTGTGTACCCAAGCTCGTACCCCTCCACAGCCACACCTCCGTTAGAGGACAGGACTAAAACCCTAATGCCTGTCTCCTCTACCTTAGCTCGTACCTTTGCTGAATCACCTTGGAGGATGTCCCCTGACAGATGGATGGCGTTTGATGTGGATGTGGCGATGGCTGCGTGGGCGGAGCCTATGCCCAGTGTAAGGGCTGTTAGGACTCCTGCTAAACCTCGAATCATTTGTGTATCTCCTTTAGTGTCTCATTGGCCCACTTCAGGTACTGTTCAGCTTTCGCCATGTCTTCTGTGGGGTTTCCTTTATAGAAAGCTCGATGGTTGTACTTCATTACGTTACCTCGACAGTAAGCGATGAAGCCTTCCTTGCCAAGAACTTGCTTGATGTAGTCGATACATTCCACCCCAGCTTGGTTGTAGTGAAAGGGTTTATCAATGTTGTTGTAGTTGTTATCTTCGATACCGGAAGTCTTCTTAGCTGCGGCACCTTTATAAGTAGTTTCACGCTTAGTCTTGCCCTTAGGCTTTGGTTTCTGCGGGGCCATATCTTTTCCTATTCTGTATTAAAAAAGGGGAAGACCTTGCGATCCTCCCCGTTAGTATATCATACTTGGTTATGTTATGTCAAGGTCAACTACACTCACGTTGACCTGTATTGACGTCGAAGTAACAGGCTCCTCCCTCTTTCTCATCGACGAAGTCACTGTTGTCCTCTTCTACTTTCTCCTCTACTACATCCTCGGAGGAGGAGGCGTTGAGGATGCCGTAGCGCTTACCAGAGGCACGGAAAGTAGTACAACCAGATGCACCTCCGTCATACGCAGCCATGTACACAGCTTTGAACTCATCCCATGACACATCGTCACCTACGTTACAGGTCTTAGAGCAAGCACTGTCTACGTAGCGTGAGGCTAGGTTAAGAACCTCTACGTGGGTCAACACAGGGAGGTCATCAGCCTTGCGGCCTTTAACACCGAATGTGCGGTAACCGTAGTCGTCTACACGTTCAACCCGTGGGCCATCGAAGGTCTGGATAGTACGGTCAAAACCGTAGGAGAAGACTGGTTCGATACCCGACGAGACGTTGTCAGCTGAGAGGCTGATAGTACCAGTTGGTGCTACACTGAGTAGGTGGCTGTTACGGATACCATAGCGGCTGATCCTATCCCGAATGTCTGTTGGTAGTGTCTTTGCGAAGTCACTGTCGAGGAACTCTTCGCGGTACAACGGGAACGGTCCTTTCTCAGCCGCAAGAGATACAGAGGCTATATACGCTGTGTCACGGATAAGCTTCATGATCTTCATGAGAGTAAGAAGGAACATAGGGGAGCCATACTCGTGGCCCATAGCTTCGATAGCGTTAGCTACACCTGTGACCCCAAGACCCATACGTCTTTTAGACTTAGCTTCTGCCTCTTGTGAAGGAAGAGGGTATACTGCTCGGTCAACTACATTGTCCATAGCACGTACGACATGCGGGATGTCATGCTTAAGGCTCTCGTAGTCAAACGAGTAGGTACCGTCACACTCGTAGATGTACTTGACTAGGTTGAATGAACCAAGGAGACATGCACCGTTTGGTGGCAAGGGTTGCTCACCGCATGGGTTAGTCGCTGCAATAGTCTCGCAGTAGTGCAGGTTATTCTTCTTGTTAATACGGTCGATGAACAAGATGCCTGGTTCAGCCCAATCCCATGTACTACGCAGGATGTCATCCCACAGGGCACGGGCATTGACAGTGTCATAGACACGGCCTTCAAAGACTAAATCAAAGGTATCATCTTCTTTAACAGCTTGCATGAACTTGTCTGTGACACCTACTGATAGGTTGAACTGTGTAAAAGCTGTTGAATTGGTCTTGGCGTGGATGAATGAAGAAATGTCAGGGTGGTCTACCCGCAGTACACCCATCTGAGCGCCTCTACGGTGGCCAGCTGAGCTGATAGTCTTGCATACTGCGTCAAAGATACCCATGAAGCTCAGAGGACCACTAGAGCGGCTCTCTAGGCCCTTAATGAGGGCACCTGAGGGACGGAGGGTACTGAAGTCATAACCGATACCACCTCCAAGCTGCATAGTCTTAGCAGCCTCTTGTGCTGCGAGCATGATACCTTCCATAGAGTCAGGGATGGTCATACTCACAAAGCAGTTGTAAGCCGTGACGCGTCTAGGAGCACCCATAGCTGATTGTACCCGTCCAGCCGGCATGAAGCGCATGTCGTATAGGATATCACGGAACTCTTGGAAGTGGTGCTCGTCGTCCTTGAGTGCGTTGGCAACCCGTGTCATAGCCGCTCGAAAGCTCTCACCCTTCGACCGGTACTTCATCTGGTGAATCTCTTCAGACAGACCGATTGTTGGGCCTACTGGGCGGTCTGATTCTGAGTTCTTGATCATAAGCTATCCTTTAATGTTTGTTCAATTAGTTGCATTACATAGTGGTATGAGTTGTATTCACTCATCGGTTACGTCCCCTTAGTCGTCCCGAAATGGAGCTTTGTGAAATTCCAACTTGTTTAGAAATAGCATCTTGTGACATGCCCAAGTCGTTGTACATATAGTACAGGTCTTCTGTTTTTACATCGTGACGCCATCTGCCGCTTGTTTCACCTTGGCACATGGTTCCGTCTGCCCACTTGTCGTCGGAGTTGGATTGTGGGTTTCCAATGTAGAGGTGAGCGGGGTTGACACAAGCTCTGTTGTTACATGTGTGACACACTAGCTTACCCTCGATGGCGTCTCTTCCATAGAGAAGGCCCATTATGGTACGTGACACATTCTCCAACCTACCTTGGTACTTAGCTCTGGGGTAACCATCCTTGTCTTTAACCCCGTGAGGCGTCTCTACGCAATCACCGATCATCGCCGGAACCCCCTAGCACACCTCTTGCTTGGCGGTCATCTAGTTTATCTACATTGAGTTCAATAACCTCCTCAAGGCTGCTCTCGAAGTAGTTAGCTAGGGCGGTAGCGTAGAACACTACATCACCTAACTCTTTGACGATGTCTTGGTTAGAGAAACGATTGGAGTCTCTAATAAGTTTCTTTATCTTCTCAGCTACCTCCCCTGCTTCTCCGACAAGACCTAGTGTATTCTCAATAAGCCTGTCATTACCTTCTGTCATGATCTTATCTTCAACCCAATAGGAGTACTCCATAGTATTCATTGACCAACCTCCTCCGCCAACACCTGTGTGACAGAGAGGTCATCTAGGTCGTACAAGGCGTTCCTAAGTTGCTCAGACAAAGTAGCCTGTCGTTCAGCTACATCCTCCGTTAAGTAGAAGTAATCCTCGTCTACCTTAACCTTCATCGTTACTACATATTCCATATGTCGAGCTCCCAATTATATCACAGTGTTGTCTTTACGTCAAGATAAAAGGGATGACTATTTGTCACCCCTGATACGATCATGTATGTCCTCATCCATATTCCCGTCTAAGTGTATCAAGCGATACCCATTGAGGCTCATAACAACCATCGGATACATTTCTTTTGATGAGAACTCCTTTCCACCACTCCTTATTAGCTTGCCCAGCCCAAGCCTCCGCAGCGCCCTTATAACAGCCGACCACCGCCCCAATTGCACCATGAGAACCAACGTCGTCCTTAAAATACATATCGCGCTTATGGCTGTGACCAACGCTGCAAGAGCGATACCGCTTTTGGATGAGAGCGTAAGCGTGATGTACACCACTAATGGCACGGCCAAAGTTACCAGCGCCCACGTAATGAGCGTAGTCAACGCCATCGTAATTATGAATGGCGGGGGCACCATCAACGTACTCATGGTACTCGTCGAACCACTTCTTAGTGTTGAGGTGCGAGAACGAGATTCCATACTTGTCTCCTTCAAGTCTTGGGTCATATGAGATTGCTGTTTTGATACGGTGCTCGTGGTTTCCTTCGAACCCGTAGAAAGCTGGACGCTTACGCCGTTGCTTCTTGAAACGGTAACGGAGCAAGTCCTGTGCTTCGTTGTATGACTCGATGTCACGTCCGTAGTTCTGTGATACTACCGCCTCTGGTTTACGTGTGTCGTAGGAGTTGAGGGACTTCATGTCCGCACCATCCCCTAGGTCCACTACGTAGTCAGGTTTAATGTCGTAGATGAGGCCACCTAACCAGTCAAACCGCTCATTGGTTGTTTCAGGTGTGGCGTGGCCGCAACTAAACACGATAGCTGTTTTACCTGTTGTCATTCTTTATTCTCCTCTGTGATCCACTCCTCTGGAATGGTCTTATCTGAGTAGAGGAACCCTTCCTTCTCACACCAATCGGAGTAAGAGCTCTTGGCCCCTTTATAGAGTTTAGCCCGTGAGTTACTGAACACGAACCGTATGTCAAGGTCAGGGTATTGCTTCTTGATCTCCTTGTGTTTACGTCGATCAGCTGAAACAAACCTACCCTTGGTTTCAATGATGATACCATTCTCGAGAATAAAGTCAGGCGTGTAGCTACGCATCTTACTGTCAAGCCACTTGATCTTCATAGTCTCGTACTCGAAAGGAACCTCCCGTTCAGTGAGGTTTATACTCAGTGCCTCCTCTAACCCTGAACGGTAACCAGCCTGTATAGCCCTTTGTCGTGTGCTACTCTTCTTCATGACCAGTCCTCTACCTCTTTGACTTGTAGAGGTTTCTTGATCTTAGTCAGGTAGGTGGGTCCGTGGCTGTAAGCGAACATCTTAAGCCCAGGCCAGCAAGCCTTCTTGAACTCACAATAACTGCACTCCATACCCAGTTTCATGTTGGGTGATGTCTTGCTCTGAGGTACGTCCTCAAACCCACGCTCAGGTGGTGTCTTGGTTTTGACCATCTCTTTGATACGAGTGATCTCTTCTTCCTTTGTCTTCATCTCCTCAGTGAAGTCATACATACCCAAACAGATGTGTCCGTTAACCTTGTCGATAACCAAGAATGCACCGTGTGTCTTATTTGTCACAAGTGGATCATCTTTAGCTGCGTAGACGTAGGAGGAGAGTTGAGAGATATACCCGAAGGGGTCTTGCTCTCGTAGGTTACCCTCTTGGAACTTCTTGAAAGAGTAGGGAGATGCTGACTTAACATCAACGGTCATACCGTCAATGACACAATCTCGACTACCCTCGATACCGTGGGCCTCCATACGGTCCTGTTGACCTTCAACAGTGTGTCCTGCTTGCTGTGCGATACTTAAGGCAAGCTCTTCAATCATGTCACCGAAGTTAAACTTGAGCAGGGCGTTAGCTCGAAGCGGAATAGCAGTCTCAGGTTGGTTAATTTTGTACCATAGCTTACGATCACACGGTGTCCCTAAGGAGGACATAGATAGGTAAGCCCGTGGCTCCTGTGGTTTGCTGAACCTGTCAGCTACGATAGTTGAGTAGTTCTTGGCCATCTGGTCCCCTATTACAGAGTCCCATCCTTTCTTACCGAGTATCACGTCCTCCATGTCGGTTACTAGTGTTGAGATGTCTTTAGTCATTGGTTTCTCCTCATATTAGGTGAAGAAAGGGGCCGTAACCCCTCTCCTTTGTTTACCTAACCCTTAGCTGCTATTCCTTTTGAGCGGGGGCTTTTGACCCCTGTCCTACTTTTACAGTACTCTATGAACTTAGGCATATTTAGATTCTCCTTTTGAGTGCCCCACCTTAAGTTTTCAGGTCTGTTGTCTGTACCATCCTCATTAATATGGATGACGACTGAGGTGTCAGTTGGCTTTGGACCGTGGAAGGCTTCACATACAAGGGTATGTACCTTGTAGTTCTTCTTTCGGTAAGTCGTGCCCATGTACTTGTGCTTGGCTGTCTTACCAGCTTTACGCTCCTCCCCGTACCTCCAAAGGGTCTCTTGTTTCCGTGGAGCACCGTTAGGCATTGTTGAGGTTGGGTTGGGCAGCTTAAACTGCCCTAGCCCGTTAACGTAAGCTCCCTCTATGCTCAGGGAAGGTTTAACATCTACACTCAAAAGGGCACCTCACCAGGAGACTCTTTAGAAGCTGGTGCAGCTTTGGGTGTTGGTGCTGCACTGCTTTGTGTGGTGTAGTTTCGAGGTTTGATTGAAGGGCCAGAACCACCTCCGCCTTCGAACTCAACGTGGTCAACAACCTGAACACCACTTAGTCGGCAACCTTTACCCATCTTCGTATCGTATACGTCGAGGAACACAACACCTACCGAGCCGTTACCGATAAGACCGTCTGTCTCCATATCCCACTCCTCTCCAGCTGGGGTGAAGACCTGAGGGGCACCTGCTGCCCAGTCACGTCCAAACTTGTCGTTCCAAGGACGCTTGAATGTAACACGGATTCCTTTACCGTCTGGGTCTGGTTTACCTTGCTTACGTACACCAGCGTCCTTCATGGCTTTGAAGACATCATCTTCCATGAGGAGTGTAACTGTCGTAGCACCGTCTGTCTCTACGTCATACTCCCCGTTGTCACGGTTGGACTCGAAGAGTTTAGCCCACTCTAGCGTTCCTGTCAGTTCGATTGTTTTAGTAGCCATGTGTATATCTCCTATAGCTCTTCTATTATTCGTGAATTATAACATGTTTGATTGCATATAGTCAAGTACCTTTTTAAGTTCATCGACAGATGCATCATACTTAATTCGGTTAGCCCTAGCAGAGATGTATTTGACATTCCCTTTGACGTAACCAAGGTTAGGGTCGATCCTATCTAGGGCGGGTGACATATCCTGAGTCTTGTCATGTTTAATAAAAGGCCTATCAAACACTGGGCAGTTATCAGTCCATATCTCCCCTAGATACTCAGGATCAAGGTCGTAAGGTACTCCATTCTTAGAGCACCAAGACCTCTTCAGGGTACATGTAGCTTTAAACCAGTCATTGGTGTATCTCTCCTTTGCTATTGTCTTCTTACAGATTTTACAGCGGCTATCCTTACCGTCCTTCATCTGCTTGTTAGCGTGAAACTCAGAGTGTTCTTTCTCAGTTTCACAAACTACACAAACCTTAGTGAGTATCATACCAAGTCCTCCCTAAGTCATAAGAACCTGGAGTTGGTATTCTAAAACCAAGTTCTTCACCAGTCTGCGTCATAGTAGTGGCTATGAGCTTACCCATGTGGTGTGCCTCTTCCTCAGTGCCTATAACTTCCACCTGATATTCATCATGAACAAAAGCCGTCATCTTGAAGTTGATACCTTCTGCCCTAGCTTTCTTGTGGAAGTTAATGAGGGTATGTTTCATCAACACACTCTCCCCTGATTGAAGAAGACCCGCTAGTACTTTATACTCGCTAGGTACTTTAACCTTACGGCCATCGTACCCTGTGAAATACCCCTGTTCACCAATGTAAGGGATAAGTCGTCTCTTTAAAGGGGCCAACCCATCAATACCCTGTTCAAAACGAGTACGAGCAGCTTGAGCCTCTCTTTGATTAACACCTAGTATCGAGGCAGTTTTAGCTACCCCTGCTCCAAGGAGCCAACTGTAGATGAAAGTCTTTGCGTCATCCCTTGTGGCACTCTCGACACCTAATGCACGTTTGTTAACATTATGAATGTCTGTTTCATCCTCTTTATTGCCCTCCATAATAGCTAGTGCATACTGGTCAGCGTCAAAGTGTCGCCATAGGTAATCAGCAAGAACCCTAAGTTGGATACCGTCTGCGTCACAACCTACAAGATACGAACCATCAGGTGTACCCCAACACTGCCGTAAGAATCCATCGTATTTCTTCTTGACTTCTTCGACTGGTGTTTTAGCATCTCCATGAAAGACTGAAGAGATGTTAGCTGTGTTAGGGTTGTTATGAGCACAACGCCCTGTCCAAGCCCCGATGTTGTTGATAGTACCGTGTATCCTCCCATCGTTACAGACCTGCCCTAGCCACTCAGACAGT